TGAGGAAAAGATAAAAGGTAAGATATTACAAAGACTTAGATCTATTGCATTTCCAGAGGAGATTGATTTAAAATGACTTTAGAACTTTGTGAATCTCTTTACAATTGGCAACCAATGTATTGTAAATCTTGCAATAAACGTTATTCCAATATAGGAGTGGCTGGAGGTTATTGGAAAGGCTGGAATAAATATTGCAAAAGGTGTGCAGATGATTTGTTATAGATGTCAATGCACTATTACGCAAAAGACTAGGAGAGTCAATGTTGTAGACGGCATATGCACAACAACATACTGCCGTCATTGTTACAAGGCAATAGGAGGTGAAATAAATGCCGAAAATTGGAGTAACTAAAACGCCAAAAACATTTACACTTAGCATTAGCACATTGGCTTGGCTTGATGAATATTGTATAAAACAAGGTAAGAAAATGTCTGCTGTTGTAGATGGGTTAATAAATGAAAAGCGCAAGTCAATAGAGTCAAAAGCTAATACAAAGTTTTGGTGCACGTCGTGCAGTAAAGAAACAGAAAGAGAATTATTTAACGATAAACCGTTTTGTGTAAAATGTGGCAATTTAGATGAGGCTTTATTACATGCACGTAAGATATTCCAAACTTAAGTAGCTACCCATAACTGGGTAAGCATGGCACCAAGACGTAAAGCCCCAAGACGTAGGGCAAAGAAAAGTTTTAACGTTTCTGCTATAGAAGCAGGAACCGCACTAAGTTTAGCACAGTCAACTGGAGCAGACACTGCCGTTCAACAAATGTTGAAAGGTGATGTTGGCGCAGGAATCAAGACTTTACAAAGTAATGTAATGAGCAATAAGCAGAAGATCACCGCTACTTTAGCAGGTGCATTTGTCGCTAAGGCTTTAACAAAAGGTTTTGCTAGCGGAACCTTGGCCAAACTTGGCCCAATCCGCATAAAGGCATAAGGAAAAACATGGCATTCTACAGAACGAGAGAAGGAGCAATTACAGCTAGCGATTCATTTACAGCTTTAGATAGCTTATATGGACAATCAACAACCGCATCTATACAGGTGCCAGCAGGTTCAAGCCAAATAGTTGGCATTATAGCATCTGTATCAACAGATAGTGCAACCAATGGCGCAACCACATTTGCAGTTCAAATGTCTGGAGATGGATTATCTAACGGACAGGAAACCCTATGTATTGGATCACAGGGAGTTGACGGAACACCAGCAAGCAATGGCATGACAAACTTGCCAATGATGTTGGATGTTGCAATTCCATGTGTTGGAAGCAACCAAGTATCTGTCGCTGTCGCAATGGACACCGACGTTGGAAGCGCACAAGCATCTGTAACGCTAGTATTTGCATAGAGGCATAACATGCCTGACTATAGCAAGCGCACAGGATACGCCCCTTGGTCATTAACTAGGGAAGCAGGCGTTCAGTCCGCAACAGTAAACGGAACAATAGATGTTCCGCAAACTTGCCAACCTACAATTAACACAGGCGTAATTGATGAAAAAGGCAATTGGCAAGGTGTAAAGGCAGATGATCAAGTATTTATTGGAATAACAAAAGCTGAAGGTATTGCAAACGGCGCTGAAGTATTGTTTCCTAACACGGCCGAATTTCCAAGTATTAACATGGCAGGGTTTAGAAGTATATTTTTTGCACTTAAACCCACTAATGGTGGTGACTTTGCTTCATTTGCAGTAATGGGGCCAGATACAACGCCGTTTGCTAACTTAAGCCCAGTTAATGCCGGCGCTTCTTTGAAAGGAACTCCCGCGCAAGGAACACCAGTGGATTTAGAAAATTTATATTCTGACGGCGCCCAAGCAATGACAGCAAACGTATGGAACATATTTTTTATTGCAAACAATTTAGCGGGACAAAGAAATATGCAGTTTAGTATTACTAATAATAGCGGTGGTAATAGTGATATAGAATTTGCATTTATGAGGATAGTATAATGGCAAAAGCAATGACAAAAACAGCAGTAAAGCGTAAACTAAAGGGATTAGTAAACAGCACTAAGCAATTACTAGATGATAAACTAAGTAACCCTAGATCACATGTAACCATGTCACCTAAAGATTTACTAGATCTAAACCGTAAGTTTATGACTAAACTAAAAGCAATAAGTAAATAATGATACTAGAGTTATTCTTAGCGGTGCAACTGCTTGAAACCAACGAAAAGGTCATCACCACAACGGTTGCACCAACTCCCGCTAAATTGCCGACAAAAGGCAGTAAGGCCACTTTAGGCGGTGGAACGTTGGGTTTAGTTGGGCCACGAGCACCCGTAACAATTAAGCCCGACCAAGTAGCGGAGAGATATTTTAGAAGGCCAAAAGGGCTAGATTAATGGGGACAACAGTTTACAATGTCGAATTCCCGAAATGGCTTAATGACAGCAGAACAGTGGAACAATTACTTGTTAGACTTTTGCTTGCATATCTTACGGCAAAAGAAACGGGAGTAATGTAGAATGCCTGTTGCTTTAGTGCCAGATGGTTTTGAATTAAAAAAAGTTACAAAATTACAAAAAGACGCAGTAGACAAATATTACAGGCATGAGAATGTTAAGGCGTTAATTAATAATCCCGAAATAATAAAACAATTAATAATGACGGGTGTTGCTTTTTTGATAGCACGAGAAGGTAAAGACGCATTAACTGAATTAAAAGAGTTAGGCGCATCTATACCTAAAACAGTAGAGGATGCATTTACAGAAAAACGGCAATTTGGTGATGCACCCGTTGGTATTAGTTTTGAAGATATAGTTGAACAAGGATTAAAACGGTTAGGCAAATTTTTATGAATTCAGATTTAATAATCCTCTTTACAGGGGAAATTGCCATAATTCTTTTGCTTTATCGTTTTCTTTTACGTGACTGGGTTATAGCTAAATGGGAAGAAAAGATAGAAGAAGAAGGGTGGCTTTTAGTTAAGTTAGATCCAGTTATAGAAGAAATTGAAGATAGGGTTCACGATAAGTTGCAACAATTCCAAGATTCTTTTTTTGGTTCTGTTGGTGCAATGACTAAGAAAGCAAAGAATATGGATCCAATGAACAATTTACGTAAAGCGGTAAAAGATGGTGACTGGGGCAGTATGCTTTTAGAATACACGGCCAACAAGGCAAATTTAGGGGGATTGTTGGCCAACGAAAGCGTAAAAGAAGCCATAAATGGGGGGGAAACAGGCAATTCTAAGGGCTTAGAAAGCCAAATTCCTAAGAAAATTAAGGATTTTTTACATAAATAAAATAACATTATTATTTTATAATTAGTATATCGGCTTCTTTTTTGATTTTTTTGTTTGCAGTGTATATTGTTTAGTTATAAAATAATGTAATTATTAAATAGGTATACTTACTGTGTTGTTTGGTGAGACCTTGATAACACATGAATTAGTAAAACAGTTGCAAGACCTTAACGAGGTTATTGCATTGTCAGCACTTCTCAATGAGGAAAAGATAAAAGGTAAGATATTACAAAGACTTAGATCTATTGCATTTCCAGAGGAGATTGATTTAAAATGACTTTAGAACTTTGTGAATCTCTTTACAATTGGCAACCAATGTATTGT